TTCGTCGGCTGCGCGTGTTACGGCTGCGGTGGTTGTTGGGATATAGGATATAGAGGTGGAGTCTACGCCAACTACTGCCATCATGCCCCATTGTAGGATAGAGCTATTAGTCCCAAGATAAGATGCGCTAGCTGGACTAACTGTCGGACTAGTGATTATCCTCGCATTTGTATATGTCGTAGAACCTGTTCCTATTGTTACAGCCTTTAATTTACACAACAGCCACCCGTTATCAACATCTTGCACTTCTGAAACTGCGCTAGAACCTTTACTACCAACTACACTATTTGCAATATCGTAATCAGCCCAGTTTACAGACCCGACAAGCCCATTAGACGGGTCTATTTGCATACAGGTTCTTGTTTCTGCCTTCCAAAATCCAGAAACATAAATGACTGTTCCAATAGCAACACCTGAAGTTGAGAAAGATGTATAGGCACCATGTACCCCACTTGTTAAGTCTTCGACAATACGATCAGCGTTTTGAGTCCCGTCTGGAGATGTTTCAACATTAGCGGATGTTGTGCATTTTGTTTGTGCATATAAGTTGCAAGCTGCACTATTTAAATGCCTATTCTGCGCTGTTGGCTCAAGCAATAACCCACCGAAAGTCCAATCCGTACCATCAAATGTGTGATTGAATCTCGCCTCGTTAGATGACGCATATTCCATCACACCCGAAGAGTTAAAGAATGTTGTGTAATCCGCCGTCTGCGTCCGAGCAAGTGTTACATCGGTTGGCAAGGCAAGCGGCGTAAAATCAAACACAACCTCCAGCGCGTTGCTCGTTGCTGTTGCACTTCCAATTGTATTCGTGGCTGTCACATCACAAGTTACCGAGTCCGCTAGTTCCGCATCGACAAGATACGTTGCAGCTTCCTCGTCCGTGATATCGGAACCGTCAAGCTGATATTGGTACGCAAATGACAATCCGCCGCCTGTCCATGTCCCAGTCGAGCAAGTCAGTGTTTGGCCATTTGTGGGGATGCCAGACAGGACAGGCACCACCGTATTAACCGGTATCGCCGTTGCCAAGTCTTTCTTGCCGCCGAAGAGGAGGAGGAGGGATGACATTTACACCGCCCGTAGGATTAGCGTGATTGTGCGTGCTGCGGCTTCCTCTGCGTTGGAAACCAGCTTTAGATTTGTGACAGCCGCGAAGGTTGCAGGATCAACGGGATAATATCCGTCAGCCTCAACCGTGAGTGCGTAAGCTGCACCATCTACTCGCATTGTTTTATAACTAACGCCGCCATTTGTGCTAACCTGTACGCCAAAGCTCGTACCAGTCAGGGCCGCTGGCGTTTCAATGGCGAATAGGCGGCTATCTCCATGCAGATTTATTCCATTATCATCAAGATAATTGGGGATATGTATAGAGTTCGAAGTTGTGCCATCTTCAGGAATTACAACGCTTGCAAATTGTACTTGTGGCATGACTTTACCCCCTAATGTTTCAAATTACTAAATATAATTAACTAAAAAACCGAAAAAGTCAACGCGCTTTTAGCGGGTCGCCGCCAACCTCGAACGAAAGCTCTTTGACCTCGCCTTCAGGTGTTCCCATCTTGACTTCTGTCATTTGCGTGAACGTCATGCGGTTGTCAACAACGTCTGTGAACATTGCCAAATGTTTGCCAAGCAACTCAGCAGCCTTCAGCACGTTCTTTGCGTCGAACTTGAAAGCGTTTGCAGGCTCGCCGTTCGCATCCTGCACGACAAAAACTCCACCGCTTTTCGTGTGAACAGGTCGAACTTCCTGCCTGCACCGCTCCAACGTCTCGACAATCGCATTCAGAACGTAATCAGCGTTCACCTTCGTTCGAATGGTCTGTTCGCCCTTCAGGTGGTTTAGGTATTCGATAACGTCTGGTCGCTGCAAAACCTGATATCCAGCCTCTCCAGCCCAATCAGCAGTATAACCAGCGATAGTGGCGGCGCGTTTGGCGTTATAATCTACGATATATTCCTCGCAGAACCTACGCTCCTTGTCGGTTAGCGTATTCGCCAACATCGCGCCGCCCTTTCGTGTTATTCCGCAGCCGTTTCGCCATCCGAGGGAAGATCGCCAACGGGTTCAGCGTCGAACGTCTCGCCCAAAACTCGGACATACACAGCCGCAACCTTCGCGTTGAACTCGTCAATCGTCTTGCGAACAATCTCGTTTCCTTCGTCGGTCAAAGCCTGCACCTCAGACACGGCGGCGCGATACTCTTCGAGCTTCTCCGGCGTGTAATTTACCATTGCAAGATCAACATTCCACGCGCTGTCACCGTCTTTGACTTGAACAAGCAGTTTCTTATCAGGGTTTCCGATGAAGATAGCTTGAACCTTTCCCGATCCTGTATGAACCTCGCCTTTCTCATCGGCGCGAGCGTAGGTAACGGCTTCGTTTAGCATTGGATAAATTGGCATGGTTTTTCCTCTTGTTGTTGGTTGGCGGTCTTAGAGCCCAAAACCTAAGCCAAAATCACACAATTCGTCAACAGTTAATATCATTAACAATCGTTAACGCGATAAAATAATCGTTTCGATACCGATCCTGCGCCTGTGTTTGAGCCAATTTTTTCCGAAGAAACGTGAAAGTAATAAAATTAACCCATGAAAACAGGGGTAAAAAGGCTTCTGCGTTTGACACGAAAAAATCCTGCGTGTTTTATTTTGCGATAACCTGTTGATATAAGGCTACAAAACATGAAACTATTAAAAGTGTGACATTTTTGCTCTGCGTGGTTTTCTGCGTCAAACAAAAAGCTATAAGCCTTTATTATATATATATATTTATTAAATAATAATAATAATAATAAGAAAAGCGCAGGAAATATCTTGAAAAAATAGGGGGTCACGAGAGGGTTTGACGCTTTCTTACTTCTGAAAATGTGTCATGTGTGTATATGAGGCTCTTATTTTGATTTCTGCGCTGCGTGTTTTTCTGATTTTGGCTGTTTTTTGATATTTGTTTGTTTGTTATGAATGGATTGCGCGTTTTTGTAGAACGCAGAAACTACGCAGAAGAAAAAAGATGCCTATTGAAATGATTGAATAAAAGACGCAGAGAAACACGCAGGAAAACGCAGAGCCATAAAAAAAACGGTGAAATCGTGTGTGTTTTTTATGTTTTGTAAACAAGTTCATGTGTGCACAGAGGCTTGAGATTACACATGAACTTGTGTTTGAATATGGAAACACACACCGAAACTTGATTGTATTTTCTTTACAGAACCCATAAACTTGTGTATTGTTTTAGAAACAAACACAACGGAGTATGAGAAATGAAAAACCACCTACATCTTTACGTTTCAAACGAGGCTATGAAAAAGCTCAAACGAGCCATGCTGCTCAGCGGAATGAAGCCCAGCGCGATATTCGAAGAGATGATCGACATCGAACACGCCGCCCTTGAAATGAAAATCAAGATAGCGGAAGAGGCTGAAGCCACACGCCGAAAGGAAGAGGCAAGGGCGATTAATGAACTAACCAAGGAAAGAATGAAGCGGCACGAAACGAAGCCTGAATATGAAGATTTTGAGTAAAAGAAAACCCCGCTTTTTTAAGGCGGGGTTTTTTATATCAGTTTGGTAGTTTATCCATAACAGAAAGCCAATAAGAAAGCGTATCCCTTTGCCACGTCTTCAGGTGATGAATATCCGTGTTGAACTTTAGGTTCATTTCCTCATCATCCTTTATGATGAAGTTGACGGCATTTATTAACGATAAAACGTCATCTTGTTTAACGTCAACCGTTCGGCCTGCCTTTCTCATCTCGGCATTTTGCGCCATGCTGAGAATGATCCGGTCGCAGTCCTTTCGCTCCTGCCTGAAGGCTTGGGCAATGTGATCGCAGGCGATGTCGATTGCTTTGTTCATGATGCCCAGCCAGACACCGCCAGAAGCGCGGCAGATAGGGGGGAGGGCTTGGCAGGCACGATCCGCCACCCTTGCGCCTGAAGCTCGCCCACAGTCGTTTGTGAGCCCACGGCGCGGGTTAGAAACGCCATGCAGTCCGGTTGCCTGCCGATCATAACTGTTTCCGCGCCGCGCATCAGTTTGTAGGTCGGGTCTAAGTTTGACATATAGCACCCCTTTGGTTCTGGTTGTGTGGTTATTTTGTCGCATTGGTTGGCAATTTCATGGCAAGGCTTTCCGTCCACCCGAAGGCGAGCGTTTTTTCGTCCAGCGTCCCGAACCCGCGAGAGATGGCAACGCGCTGGTAATGATCCGCCGTGTAAGCCGATCCCGCGAGAAAGCCACCGTAGGCGGCTCCCGTTGTGACAGCAAATAAGGCGGCGATGATGATGATTTTCGTAGGCATTTGGTTAACTCCTTGTTTGGTCTAGGTTGTGATGATTGAAACATATTTTTTTGAAATTGTCAAACAAATTGTTTGACAGATAAAAAGAAACGGTCTAGACTGTGTTATAAGATCAACACAACCCATAGGGGGACGCAATGAAAATCGAAACATCAGGGATAGAAAACGATATTCCGCTGGGAACCGCTCGCCGCGCATTTGACGGCGTGAGCTTCTCGCCGGAAAAAAGAGGTGATCGAGTTGTCGCCGATTATGTCGAAGAGTTGAAACAGCTCGCCGCGCACATCGAAGGATATGCGAAAGACGAAAGACAACAGGAAGCGGCGCAACAGATTTTTGACCTCCTGCGCGAAAAGTTTCGTGGAAAGTATATGGCATGGATCGCCGCGCAGTCTCGTTGCATCTCTTCGATGATCACGGGCGGTTCAAACTTTCCAGTTCGTCGCGCAGAAAAGGCCAACGCCTCAGAACACAACAGGGCAGGCGAATTAATTTTCTTTGCGAAGGCGATGCGCCGTTATGCGGAAAAGTCGCTTGATCGTGTTATTCCGAAAATGGAAAAGCAGGAAAGCGAACTTGAAACCATGAAAGCGAAGGTCGCGCAGGCCGAACGCTATCAGGATTTTATGAAGGCGACAAACGCCGCGAGCCGGAAGAAAAACGAAAGCGATCTTGAAAAACTTTTTGCCGATTACTACGGCGGGAATGGCGCGAGTATGTTGGCGCACTTCAGAAATGCGAACTACATGGGGCGCATTGGTTTCGAAACGTGGCAGTTATCGAACAACCTCGCAAACATCAAGCGCATGAAAGAGCGGGTGTCAATCCTTGAAGCGAAAACCGAAAAGGCCGCGAGCGGTGTTGATGAAGTCCGCGAGTTTAATGGGATGCGGGTCATAAAAAACTATCAAGAGGATCGCTTGCAGTTGGTATTCGATGGAAAGCCGGAAGAGAATGTCCGCGCCGTCCTGAAGTCCAGCGGGTTCAAGTGGTCGCCAAGGAATTGCGCTTGGCAGCGTCAGCTAACGCCAAATGCGTTTTGGTCGCTCAATCATTGCGTTCTGAAAAGCGCGGTGATGGCTCAATATGTCGAGGGGGTGTAAAATGCTTTTCAGAAATAAAAACTTCGTCAAGCGCGAATATGAATGCACAAACATCGTGGCGTGTATTGCTGAAAATCCACCTAATGAAAATTATGTGGAGACAACGCACGAAGAGTTAAACGGAAACTTGTCCTCGCCGCTTGTTCCGTTGTGGATTGAAAACGGCGTTCAATACTACGGCTATTTGTGAAAGGAAACCAAGCCATGAAAGCAACCATCCAAATCAAGATCGCGAACCTGAAGGCCACGAACGTGTTCGCCAGCAAAGAGGAGACGCGCTATTATTTGAACGGCGTTTTGTTTGAGATGAAGGGAAGCGAGTTAAACTTCGTCGCAACAGACGGACACCGCTTAATCAAGTTTTCCCAGAAAGAGGGAAAGGATTTTGATTTTGCAGAAGGGACAAGAGAGGAAACGCTAAAGTTCATCATTCCGGCGCAGTTGATCGAAAAAGTGAAGATCGGGAAAACACTTTGTTGGGCGCACCTTACTGTTGAGGGAACGGAAACCCTTGACCGTCCGCCAGAGCTGACTTTGGTTTATGACGGCGCAAGCTATTCCATGCGAGCGATAGACGGCACGTTCCACGATTACGAGCGCGTGATACCGGACAAAGAGACGCACACGCAGAGGGTCGAAAAAGAGCGAGACGATATGACAAAGAGCGAGCTTGTAAATCAACCTTCTACTTTTTCATGCGGCTTCAATCCTGCATTGCTTGGCGACTTTGCGAAGGTGAACAAGATAATCGGGCGCGGCGGTGCTGGCGTTAAGATCGAAATGCTTGACGACAAAGCCCCCGCCTTTGTCACCCTTGGCGATGGTAGCCCATACCTAGCCGTGTTGATGCCGATGCGCACTTGATTACAGACCGGAGCCGCTCAAGAATGGGCGGCTCTAGCCTGCAATCATGCGGGATCAAACGAAAGGGGAAACCATGCCAGAGGAAAAATTAACGCGAGAACAGTTTCTCGCAAAAATGGCGCGTTACTATGACAACGAATGCGACATTTTCACAGCCGCGATAAAGCCGAATGACGGCGGCGGCGTTCTTGAAATCGGATGCCAAGGCGCAACGGCGGATATGTTGGCTTGCGTCATCCTCGCGATAATGAAGCACTACCCAGAAACCGCGCTCGCAATTTTAGAGCGCAAGGCAACTGGTAACTTGCCGGAAAACATCTCACATGGAATTAAAAACTAGGGGGACAAAATGAAAATCTGCTACACAGAAAAGCGGTTCAAGTCCGCTTCAATGAAGATGATCCTTCAAGCGCAGGACATCATAGAAGAATATCGCAAGCAAGGGTTTTCCCTCACGCTGCGTCAGCTCTACTACCAGTTTGTTTCGCGTGATCTGTTGCCAAACAAACAGAGCGAGTATAAGCGGCTTGGGTCTGTCATCAATGATGCGCGGCTCGCTGGCCTTATCTCATGGGTTGCCATCGAAGACCGGACGCGCAACCTTCGCTCAGTCAATTCTTGGGACAGTCCAAATGATATTTTGTATAGTGCGGCTTCGTCGTTTCGCCGCGATCTTTGGGACAGCCAAGAAAATTATTGCGAGGTTTGGATCGAGAAGGATGCGCTTGTCGGCGTGATCGAACCAATCTGCGAGAAGCTGCGCGTTCCGTTCTTCGCCTGCCGTGGATATTCCTCGCAGTCGGAGCAATGGGAAGCGGGGCGGCGTATGGCTCGCAAGATAAACAACGGGAAGGAGGTTCACATCTTCCACTTCGGCGACCATGATCCATCTGGTATCGACATGACGCGAGACAACGAAGACAGACTGCGAATGTTTATCGGTCAGAACGCCGAGGTTGAGAAGTTCCATATTCACAGGCTCGCGCTCAACATGGATCAAGTGAGAAAGCACAAGCCACCACCCAACCCCGCGAAGTCAACAGACAGCCGCTTTGAAGGATACGTCAAGATGTTCGGTCAGAAATCTTGGGAGCTTGACGCGCTTGAACCTAAAGTTATCGCTGGGCTGATCGAAAAGAATGTCAAGGCCATGATCGACGACGAACAATGGAAGGAGGATGTCGCGACAGAGGAGGCCAACAAAGACGCTCTGCGGACGCTTGCGGACGAGACAGAGTTTTGAGGTAAGCCAATGAAATGAAGCCTCTTAACGGGGCTTCATTTTTTGTTTGACAAATTGTTTTCGCGGGGGCAAAGTCCACCCGCTGATCTGGTAATGCGGGAGAAAAAATTGTCCGACTTCATCGAAGAGTTTCATTCTGCGCTTGTCGCCGCTGGGTTCAATCCAATCAACGGCGTTATCAAAGCCGACGACCAATGGCATCCCTGTTTGTATGGCGACGAGCGCGGCACAAAATGCTCAGGCGCATACACGATCAAGATTGTTGACGGAGATTTTGCAATCGGTTGTTACTTCACGCGCAAAGACCCCGACAAAAAGTTTAAGTGGCATTCTAAGTCATCGGTCAAGATGACTTCAGAGGAACGCCGCGCTCGCAAAAAGCGAATGGAAGAACACGAAGCCGAAAAGATGATTGAGCTAGAGCGCAAGCACAAACGCCTCGCTCTCATGCTAACTGCGGCTTATAAAAAACTTCCAAAATACAACCCAGAAAAATGGGAACATAAATATCTTGAACGCAAGGGAATACAACCGCACGGAATAAAATACAGGCACAAGGGGAAAGAACTTATCATCCCCATATATGGCCCCGATGGTCGCGTGTTCACGGTGCAGCGCATCACGCAAGAAGGCCGGAAGTTTTTATTCACGGGCGGGAAAAAGAAAGGTTGTTATTTCCCGTTCACGAAGAAGGGCGAGGACTTCAGGCTTATTTTAATCTGCGAAGGTTTCGCGACAGGCGCGACGATACGACAGGCGACAGGGCTACCAGTCGCGGCGGCAATCGACAGCGGAAACATTCTTCACGTTCTTCACACGCTCAAGCTGAAGTTCCCACAATCGAAGTTTGTTATCTGCGCTGATAACGATGCGTGGACATTTCAAGAAGGCAAGAGGCCGAAGGATATTGTGGCGCGAGAAATCCCCGCCGACGATGCGCGTTGGTTGGAGTGGCGCGAGGCTGGTATGCTTTGGAATGTCGGGATCGACAAAGCAAGACAGGCAGCGGCGAAGGCCGGAGGCGCGTCAGTTGTCGCGCCAGATTTCGACGGGCTATCAATAGCCGACAAGCCGACAGACTTTAACGACCTTGCCGCGCTCGCTGGTGAGGAAGCCGTAGCCAAACATATCATGGCAGCGGTTAACGCAATCCCCGCAAGGGGTGAAGCCGCCGAGGGGACGGACGCAACCCGCGATCCAGATCAGCACCCCCTCGGCGGTGATTATTTTCCACCGAACCCAGAATATCTCTCTCCCGATTATCCTCCCGTTGAAACGGTCGAGCCGATAGAGATCGAGGAGAAGGGACATTTCGGCCTTTCGTTCCGGTGTTTGGGTCACTACTGCGGCGATTATTTTTATTACAGCTTCAGAGAGAGAAGGCCGATGCACCTGACCGCATCACAACACACGATCCAAAATCTTTTACGCCTTGACACTCTTTCCAACTGGCACAACTCACCGTTCGGAAACAAAGGGGACATTTCAGATAAGAAGCTGGCCTTGTCCGCGCAGAACGCGATGATCCAAACGTGCCAACAGATCGGCGTGTTCAAAGAGCATGACTACATCCGAGGCGCAGGCGCGTGGATGGACGAAGGACGGATCGTTATCAACTGCGGACGCAAACTTTTTGTTGACGGTGTTTTGGTTCCAAGCAACCTATTTAAGAGCGAGTATTGCTACGTCGAGACAGTCGAGATGATGCGCCCTTATGATGTCGAGCCGCTCACCACAAGCGAGGCCGTGATGCTTCGTCGCGTGTGTGAGATGGTGACGTGGGAAAATAAATTGTCGGGTTCCCTGTTGGCGGGATGGCTTGTCATCGCACCCGTATGCGGCGCGTTGGAATACACAAAGGGGATGGAATATCGCCCCCACATTTGGTTGACAGGCGAACATGAAAGCGGAAAGTCAACCGTCTTGGGAAGAATTGTAAGGGTCATCCTTGGTCGCATCGGCATAAGGGCTGACGGTGGATACACGGAGGCATCAATCAGGCAGACGATGGGTTGTGACGCAAGGCCGCTTGTTTATGACGAAGCGGAGCCAACGCCAACCATGCTCGCGATTGTCGATCTCGCTCGTAAGGCTACCACAGGCGGCATCGTCGGCAAGTTCGGGCAGGGTGAGAGCCGCATTCGTTTCGCCGCCTGCTTCTCTTCGATCAATCCTCCCGTTAGCAAGTCAGCCGATGAAAGCCGCATCAGTTTTCTGCGCATCAAGAAAAACAGAAAATCAACGGCGATGGATGATTACGACAAACTTTCTCGTTTGCTTGATGAACATATAACGGACGAGTTCTCGCGCCGCCTTCAGGCCAGAACCATCAAGCACATGAAGACACTCTTGAAGAACATCTTGACGTTCCAACGGGCGGCGCGAAAAGTCCTTGGAAGCGCGAGAGCCGGAGAACAGATCGGTTCGATGATTGCTGGTCTTTACCTATTGCACTCAACCGATTTAATAACCGACGAAGCCGCGCTTGAATGGATCAAGAAATATAACTGGAACGACCACACGACAGTTGAAAACAAGAGCGAGCCGGAGAAGTTGTTACAACACCTTTGCGCCTCTCTCGTTCGCGCACAGTTTGGCGGCATCGTGAAGGATATATCAATCGGTGAACTGATTATTGAAGCCGGAACAAAGAACTCTGACGAAGACAAGTTCCTGCGCCGTCATGGTATCGCTAAGATGGGGAACTATGTGTTGTTCGCCACGAAGCACGAGAACATAAAGCGTTTGCTTCGCGGGACTGAGTGGGTTGATAGCTATCAATCGCGCCTATCCGAACTTGAAGGGGCGACGAAGCACAACCAGACGTTTTACTTTTCAAGCGGCGTGAGAACGTCAGCCATCTCGGTTCCACTTGAACACTTTCTCAACACCATCCAGCCAGACCTTGCATTCCACAAGCCTGCGCCAGAAACAAATTACGACAACATGGAAGAGGTTCCGCTAGATGATTAAGGTTCTCCAATTATTCCCAGACCAACAAGAGCTGATCTTGAAACTTCGGGAAGCCATGAGAAAGCACAAAGCTATCTTATTGCAGTCGCCAACGGGATCGGGAAAAACGGCTATGGCTGTTTACATGATACTGAAGGCCGTTGAAAAGCAGAGCGACCTTGAACGCCTGAAGGACAGGAAGATCATCTTCACAGTCCCCCGCAAAGACCTTCTCGAACAGACGAGCGACACGCTATCAAGCTACAACATTCAGCACAGCTATCTCGCGGCGGGAAAGCAGTTCGATCCTTCCGCGCCAGTCTATATTGGAATGGTTCCAACTATGACGGGGCGCATCGAATGCGAGAAAGACACGGGCGTTTTAACGTCAAGTAAATTACCGAAAGGCTATATCGTTCTGATCGACGAGACACACTTCGGGTCAGAGAACCTCGGTAAGCTGATTGAGTTTTATAAAAAGCAAGGCGCGTGGGTCATCGGGCTTTCCGCTACGCCGTGGAAGTTGAACGGTCAGGGTCTTGGAATATGGTATGACTTCATGGTCGAAGGCAAGCCGATACAATGGCTGATCGAAAACAAACGCCTGTCAGATTACGATTATTATTACGGGCGCACAAAGCCAGACCTATCAGGTATCAAAGTCGGTGACGGAGATTATAATCAATCTCAGCTTGGTCAATACATGGAACAGCAGGGCGTTATCATCGGCGACTGCGTGAACGATTATATAAGGCGGTGTTCTGGCAAGCTGCATATTGTAAGGTGCGCTTCGGTCAAGCACTCGCAGATGGTTGCCGAGACATTCAAGGCGGCTGGTGTCATTGCACAGCACGTTGACGGAGAAACGCCTATGGAAGAACGTAGGCGCATCTTTGTCGCGTATGCCAAGCGCGAGATCATGGTCTTGACGTTCTGCGACCTTCTCAATTTTGGTTTCGATCTTTCGCAAGCGTCAGGAATGGATGTCTGTATTGATAGCGCGAGTGACCTGAAGCCTACGAAATCCCTTGCCGCGCAGCTTCAGTTTTGGGGGCGTGTGTTGCGGTATAAGGATTATCCGGCGATCATCAACGATCATGTGAATAACTATCTTGAACACGGCCTTCCTTGCTCGGAACGTGAGTGGTCTTTGGAAAGCCGAAAGAAGGGCAAGGGCGGAGCTTCAGAGCCAGCACCTAAGACGAGGCAATGCCCGATGTGCTACTATGTCCACACGCCAGCAGCGCAATGCCCTCAATGCTCGTTCGTTTATCCTGTTGACAGCCGAGAGATCGAAGAGATCGACGGCGAGTTAATCAAAATCGACAAGGACGCTTTGAAGCGCATGAAGCAGGAGCAGAAATATCAGAAGCTCGACGAACAACAGAAGGCCGAAACAATGGACGACCTTATCAAGCTAGCTAGAACACGGGGATACAAACACCCCGTTGGGTGGGCGGCTCGTATCTTTCAAGCGCGTCAGGTGAAACAATCGAACAGGAGCGCGGCACAATGAAAATCTTTATTGAGGTCGAAGACAGAACGGCTACGTTTGTTTTAACTGATGAGATCGCACAGCACTTCGTCGCTGGTGGCTCTGTCGATATTCGCATCGGCGGTTATGATGCGGACACCAAACAAACCTTGATAGTCAACGCTTGTAAAGCAGAAGGGGCGCAGAAATGACACCGTTCCATTGGTATATGTTTTGGCTTGGGTACAGCATGGGAAGGGAATACGCGAACTCCTGCAACGGGTTCAAGTCATGATGCTTTCCGGTCAACAGATAACAGCCTTCGACAAGATTTTCTTGTTTATATAATTATTTTATGAGATGGTGGCTATACACAAACCTTCATTGGAGATTATAATATGGAATGTTCCAAGTGTGGAAAGCAAACGGAAGATAGGGCTTTTGCCACATATAAACACAGGGATGGAAGGATAGGAAGAAGGACTGTTTGCAAGAAATGTAGAGCGTCCTATCAAGATGACAACTTTGAGAAAATGAAAGCATACAGGAAACAATATAATATAAAAAACAGGACTAAAAAGGCTACCGAACAGAGCAAAAGGAGACAAGCTGTAAAGCTGGTTATTGATAAGATAAAATCTGAAACTCCGTGTTGTGATTGCGGAAGGAAGTTTCATCCTGTTGCTATGGATTTTGACCACATCAAGGGAAAAAGAAAGAGTATAGCAAGTATGTATTCTCAAGCATATAAAATAGACCTAATCCTTGAAGAGATAGAAAGGTGCGAGGTTGTTTGCGCTTGCTGTCATAGAATTAGAACAATGGAAAGGAGGGAGAATTTATCACCTAAAAAAACAAAGTGACTATGGTTCAACCTTGAAAGGAGAAACGCTATGCTAACATTTGTTTACCGCTTCGTCGGCGGGTTCATAACGCAAGATGGGACGTTCAAAACGCGCCTTATCTTCTCTGCAATCGCAGCGGCCTATCTTGCTTTTGTGATGATCGTGAAGGGCTTTGGATGGGATGACGCTTGTGTCGTTCTCGTCACATCGTTCTTCCTTGCTTATGCTGGGCGCATGATACCGCACGGCTTCACATGGCAGATCGCGCCGCCTTGGGGATACATCTATATGTCGCTTATCGCATTCGTGCGTGTCGGACTGTGGATGGCTCCCGCTCTTTACTTCATGCCTGAGCTTACACCTATTTGCTTGCTCGGTCTGTTGTCTGGCGGAATGTATGCTGTCGGGCGAAACTTGCTGAATGATGTTGATCTCGGCGTCTACCACGTCAAGAATGCAAGGCTTGTAAAATACAACGAGAGCCCATTGTGGGTTATCGAAAGCAACGAAGAGCCTTCTGTCTTCGCGAAGGGTTGGACTGAGTGGGGCGAGGTTCTGACAGGACTGCTCTGCTACGATCTGGCATACACACTTCTTCTTGCTCTGTAGGTGATGACATGACGCTTGAAGCCCCAATCCTGCAAGAGACAAGACTTGCTGCAAGCCGAATTGGTTGCCGCCTGTTCAGGAATAACCGTGGTTTCTTTTACACGATGGATGGAAGGAAGACACGGGCGGGGCTTGAAGCTGAGGGGGCGAGCGATCTTGTCGGGTTCGCTCCCGTTGTCATCACACCAGAGATGGTTGGAAGAACTGTTGCCGTGTTGCTCTGCGTCGAAACAAAAAAATCAGACTGGAAGAAGCCGACAAGAGAACATGAAAAGAAGCAGGAGAACTTTATCAACTTTATCAATATGAACGGGGGCATCGCCTTCTTTCTAAATAATCCTGCCGATCTGAAAAAAAAGATTGACGGATACAAAACCACCGTGTAAACATTGTTTGACAATTCGTGAACACGATGTCAAACGCAAACAAAAGGAGATACCAAATGGTTCAGACAGAGATTATCATCAAAGGAAACTACAAGACAACAACGATGCAGAAAATAAGAGAGCTTTTCGAGGCAGAGGGTAAAAAGGTAATCTGCTTAGAAGAAACGGAGATGCGTCTTATTCGAGCAGACGAGCTGCTAGAAGCAGACGTGTTGATCAGAACACAAACCGAAAACAAAGGAGAATAAACAATGCCTATCTATCTTATGGAAACATCGAAAGGCACACGCCTTATTGAAGCCGCAAACCAAAAGGCCGCTATCAATTTCGTGATGCGTTCCGAGGTTACGATCAAGCCGCTCAACGCAGTCGGCCTCGCTGAAGTTCTTCGCAAGGAAACAATCGAGATCGAACAGGTCGCGCACGAAGAAGAAGCCGAGATCGAATAACGAACCAACCTGAGCAAGTTGAAAAACTACTCGCCTTACCCAACCAACCAAAGGGGAAAGAAATGTCAGAGGAATTAGGAAACGATTTAATCGTCATCGAACCAATCACGGCCTTGACTGTGTTCGGCAAAGAAGGCGGAAGCGAAAGCGTTATTGATAGCATCCGCAAACAGGTCGCCGGATTAGAGCTGGACATATCGACCGAGAAAGGCCGTGATCAAATTAAGTCTGTCGCATATAAAATTGCTAGGACGAAGACGGCTCTCGACGATCAAGGAAAATCCTTGAAGTCAGAGATGCAGAAGATGGTTGATCTTGTCGATAGCGAGCGCAAGAAAATCCGTGACGCTTGCGATGCGCTGAAGGAAGAAGTTCGTAAACCTCTTACAGATTTTGAGAACGCTGAGAAAGAGCGTGTGCGTGTTCGAGAGGAGCGTATCAGCGAGATGGTGTTGAAGGCTTCACCGTTGATGCCTGATGCTACTGCTGAAATCATCCAAGCGCACCTTGACCAATTAAAAGAACTTGAAGTCTTTGATTGGCAAGAGTTCTCAATGAGGTCGGCTGCAACGGCTGAGCAAACCAGAACAGTTCTCGAAGGTCTTTTGTCTCGGCGAAAAAAGCATGATGAAGACATGGCAGAGCTTGACCGTCTTCGCGCCGAGCAGGAAGAGCTTTGCAGAAAACAACGCGAAGAGCAGATCGCCCATGAAGCCGCAGAGCAAGCCCGTAAGCAGGCAGAGGAACGTGCGGCTACCGAGGCCAAGGCCGCAAAGGAGAAGGCCGCTGCTGAGCTTCGTGCTGAAGAGCAACGCCGTGAAGATGAGCGTGTTGCCAAGGAACGAGCTGAGCGGGAAGTCGAAGAGGCAAATGCTCGCGCCGAAGCCGTCGAAGCTGAGCGTAAGGCTGATGCAGAACGCGCCGAGAAAGAGAAGGTAGAGGCCATAGAACGCGCCGCTCGTGAAGAGCGCGAGCGTATTGAGGCAGAGCGGAAGAAGGAAGCCGCTGCAACAGCCGCTCGTGAAGCCGATAAAAAGCACAAGGCCAAGGTGAACAACGAGGTCTTGACCGCTATTATGAAGGCAATCGAAGGAACGTCTGGTGTCGAGGCAACTGCAAAAGCAATCGTCGTCGCCATCGCATCCGGCAAGGTTCCACACACGAAGATCAACTATTGAGGTAAGTAATGGCGTTCGAGCTTGTAGCAACTACTGACATGAAAATAGTAGGCATGATCCAACATCAAGGAAGGCTGTTTATTGGTTGCGAACACGCCGTCTATGTTCATGAAGTAGTGGACGGGGAAGACACGTTCAAGCCAATTAAGTTTGTAACATTAGAAGAGGAAACAACATGACCATCACCTACCACAAAGACCTTATCCAAGGCAGCGACGAATGGTTCGCCATCCGTTGCGGGAAGCTGACAGCCAGCGAGATGAGCAAGATCATCACGCCAACGCTGAAGGTTGCAGACAACGACGACACGCGCTCGCACGTCTATGAGATAGCGGCACAACGTGTGAACCAATACGTTGAACCTTCCTATATCGGCGACGACATGATGCGCGGACACGAAGAAGAAGTCCTCGCTCGCATCAAATACAGCGAGAACTATTCTCCTGTTGATGATGTCGGCTTTGTGACAAACGACGAGTGGGGCTTCACGATTGGTTATTCGCCGGACGGACTTGTCGGAGATGACGGCTTGATTGAATGCAAATCGCGCAAGCAGAAGTATCAGTTTGAAACCATCATCTCGCGTGGGATGCCGGAGAATAAGAAGCTGAACTGCATGATCCAAATCCAAACTGGCCTTCTCGTGACGAAGCGCAAGTGGTGCGATTTCCTGAGCTATCACGGCGGTATGCACATGATGGTTGCTCGCATCCTTCCGAACTTTGAAATGCAGGAATCCATCATTCGCGCATCGACTGCATTCGAGGGAAAGGTGAACGATAAGATCGCCGAGTATCATGCAGCGATAAGAGAACTTAACCTCCTGCCAACAGAGCGGGTTATTGAAGAGGAGATGATCTAATGGACATGATGGAAACGGTAATCCCAAAGAGCGACCAGCTCAATGCGGACGATCTGATCGGCGGCAAGACGATGACGATCAAGATCACAAAGGCAAGCGTTAAGAAGGGCGAAGACCAGCCAGCAACCCTAAACTACGAGGGAGACAACGGGAAGCCATACAAGCCCTGCAAGTCTATGCGGCGTGTCTTGATTGAGATTTGGGGAAAGGACAGCGCGGCGTATGTCGGTAAGTCGATGACGATTTACTGCGATCCAAAGGTCAAGTTCGGCGGGGTCGAGGTCGGAGGTATCCGCATCAGTCACATGAGCGATCTATCCGCGCCGAGGACGCTCGCCCTTACCGCTACGAAGGCGAATAAGAAACCCTTCACCGTCAAGCCTCTTGTCACAACTAAGGCCACCACAGCGCAGCCAGCGCAGGCTATAGACCCATCCGTCAAGGCTGCTGGTGACGAGGCCGCAGCTCGTGGGGTAGAGGCTTATACCGATTGGCTCGCAACTCTCACGCCGGAGGTGAAGGAAACTGTAAGACCGCTTCACAAGGCATGGTCTGATAAGGCCAAGGCCGTTGTTAAGCCGGAGCCCGAAGAAGTCCCGTTCGATGACGACACGCCGGAGATGTGATGCGCGAACCTACACGCTATCCACCGCGCTTCGTCCTGTGTTGTGTGACAGGGCAGGACGATGACGCAATCTCAAAAGCGAAGGAATACGTTCGAGGTCAAGGTCTTACATCCGAGGACGTGAAGATCGTGAGAGATGACGGCTGCATCTTGGTTGTTACGAAAAAGGAAGTGACGCTTAAACAGCGTTAAACAAACTGTTTGACAGGAGTATCTTTTATGATTACCCTAAAAGAAATAGCGATTGGTTTGGGGGAGCTTATAGTCTTCTCTGCATTCATCGTTATAGCCTATCTGTTTCTAGCCGCCCTATGCGTCTTGGTTCACAGTCCGGCACAATGCCACCTCTAACCATCGAAGGAACCCAACCAATGAAGAGAGAAAATCCAACCATCAAAAAACTGAAGTCTGAAAATGCAGACCTCAATAAAGCGTTGAACGAGAAGGACGCAACAGCTTCCTACTGGATGCGCCGCGCTCAGGACGCAGAGGCTCGCTTTCAGAAAGGCCAGACGACCAACGATCAGATGGCTGGTCTTTCGATGAACAGGAACAGCGTTATCGAAACGTCTGTCCAACGCGCATTTGTGGAGCTTCACAGCGTCCAACCTAATGAAATCAACGTAGCATCGCTTCAGCGTGTTATCGGTTCTGCGCAGGGCGCGTTGTCTCTTGCTCTCGAAAATACAGGCCGGATGCAATGCGACCACATCGACCTGTCTCCGAAGGATAAAGGCGACGACAAGCTGCACGAAATCGCTCGCGTTCTTCGCCGCGATTACTAAAGCATGAAAGTCCCGCCGACGATAAAGGAAGAGCTTGAAGGTTGCGGTGTTCCATTCAACATAGAGCGCGGAACACGCCACTTTAAGATATTCGTCGGCGGGGCATTATGCGGGATATTCCCCGTCAACGGGAAGGCTGGATATAAAAGAGCTGAGCTGAATGTCAGGGCTCAAATCAGAAGAAGGGTTAGAGAATGTCTAAATCTGTAAAGAAGAAAAAGGTTGTGAAGAAAAAACCTACGCTCGTTGCAAGGGGCATCCGCTTCTCGTCTGAGCTTTGGGATCGGATCACCAAAGACGCAGAGAACGAGCGCGAATATCTCGCCACTCCGTCAGAGGTTGTTCGCACAATCGTCGAGGATTATTACAAGAACAAGGACGCGATGTAATGAAGCCCCATCTTCGCCTCGTTCATTCCAAACCGGAAGATCGTCGCGTTACGATGGTGGAGCTAAGGTCATTCAACTGGCCTATCGTCCTCGCTTTGGTTGGCTGTATAGCATTTCACGCAATAGTCATCACCGCTATTTGCAGCGCGGTGGATGCACTTAACGATAAAGCTGCAATAAAATGAAAGGGACAACGATGCAAAAGATCATGCAGTTTTTTAGCTACGACCACCTACCTGAGCCGATGAAGTCTGTCAGCAAAAAGTTTGGCGATCTGGCTATCGAAATGAACGAGCATCTTCCTGAGAACCCAGAGAAGAGTGTCGCGCTGCGCCGCCTGCTTGAAGCCAAGGACTGCGCAGTTCGTGCGATCATCTTCAAAGAAGATGTTGACAAGAAGGAAGAGAAATCGGAATAATCTTCGTGCGCGGGGTGGAGCAGAGGCAGCTCGTCAGTCCCATAAACTGAAGGTCGTCGGTTCAAGTCCGACCCCCGCACCCAAATTAAAGGCTCACAGACCTCATGCTGTGAGCCTTTTTTATTGCGTCCTGAGTGATCGGCTTTTTTCCACGAACGACTGGCAACCTATCAGTTGGAGGCGGTAACGCTCGCCTTCTGCGGCAAGGTCGATGATGTCGTTGGCATCAGCCCTAAGACTGCGATCATCCTGTCCAGCAGACTTTCCTTCGCCGTAGGAACCATTATATCCGGTGGGGGTGTGGACGACCACGGTTGCCTCGCATCGGGTGTTGAGCAGGCGGCGAGCGCGAGCGAGAGAGCTATCACGCTCAGCAAGTTTCTTTTGGTATTCACTAGACACCTCCTCGGTAACGGCTTTTGAAGCCTCACATTGTTCGGTCAAGACCGTCTTTTGTTCCGTCAATTTCCGCTCGTATGAAGCCTTTTGATGGTTCATGGCTAGGGTATGCATGGCGAACCCCGTAAGACCAACCAGCAAGGCTCCTGCGCTGATTGGCAGGGCGTTCTTTAGCAACCAAGCGATCATGCCGGATACACCTTTCTGTCCAACTCGAAGTGAGCCCCGTCCTTAAACGAAACCCAGTCCCCGCCCCAGACGATAGGGACGTTCAGCTCGTGCGCCGCGCCCTTCATGGCTACAGCCAGCTTTTCATAAAGAGGCCAGTCCCAGCGAACCTCCGGCTTCCCGTCACAGTCAAAGTCGATCATCGCCGCAAGATCGACGGCATGGCCTGTCAGGTGGCGGCTGTTCATGGTCGTGCTTGCGCCGGAAGCGAACAGCTTCTCTTGCCGCTCCTTCGTCCTCCTGCCCTCTGTGACGCAGAAGTCGATCTCTGTGATTTGTATTGCGCGGAGCACGACATCGTAAAGAGCCGGATGGACAAGAACGATTTTATCAAGGCTTCGTTGGCTTAGTTGAAACATGGATCACCCTATGCAGCGGAATATGTGTCTGTTCGGATCGACGCGCCTATCGACAAGGGGACACGTTTCTTTTTTCTCACACGCTTTTATAAGACGTTCCTGCGCGGCGATATTCAACTGGACGCTTTGAGCATGGATGGCGCGAAGAGCTTCAAGGCTTTGCTCCGATGGAAACAATTTCTGTTTCATTCTATCGAACATCTGCCAACCTCTCGACTTGTTTTGTCAAAGCACCCAAGGCAGTTGTGTTATTGTTGATCGCGAGGGTGCTGTCGATAAGGACTTTTTGCTGCTGATCCGCTTGCTGAATGATCCTATTATACATCGCTTTTGCAACCAAAGCCATCCCTATGATTACAAGAAGCATGAAGGCGCACAACGCACCCTGTTCCGCAACCTTCATCAAGATACCGTCAACGCGAACAGGTTCCATCACACACTACCTTACTGAAGCAAACCTACGTTTTCGTTTACAACTGAAAAAGCGGAAGCTCTCTGCTCTTCCGTTGCATCCTCATGGAACCAAATCTCACCCTTTTCGCTCAAGCCTAGGATTGGGCAAATAGTTTTAACAAGTGCGTCAAGCTCCTCTATCGTCATCCCATCACCTCCGCTGTTATTGCCGCCTGTCCACCAACGAACGTAGTCGTCCCAGTTGACGCCGAATACTCAAGCATCGATACAAAGTGGTAGCCTTCCGCAAACTTTTTAAGCCTGCTCGCTGAAGCCATCGCGTTTGTGTTTGCGGCCTGCGTGTTCATCTGCGCATTGAGATGACCTTCTGTTGTAAAGCCTACTCCGGTTGCATCATCACCTACGGCAATCCAAGCCTGAACATTTGAGTTTGTATTGCGAACCATGGCCTGAGTTCTTGCTTCACATGGGTGCTTCTTTGTTGGGACAACAAAGAACAACTGCGCCGCAGATGAATTACCCCACAACCTCCATGTTGCCGTTGTGTATGTGTGGTCGCCAACGGCATCAATGTAATTCAGAACATAAGGCACAGCGTTGTACTCATTTGCCACACACATTTTTGCTTTACTTACCTCAGTCTGGCCAGCCAGAAGAGTGCGTATCACGCCCAAAAAACGTCTTGTTGGGTCGCCGTTTTTAACAAGAACCCCGTCTTGCCGCGCCAACGCGGTAGCCCTTGTCGTGTCGTTTGTCCACGCAAGAAGCTCAAGATCAAGAATGCCATTGTTGTTGTACGCGAAAACGTCATACATTTTGTCTGCGACAGCTGGTACGGCTATTGATTTTTCTGTGAACGATACTGTGTTCCACAATCCATCGCTGTATAGCGAGATTTTATTACCGACATACGGCGTGTAGTAAAGCGTTGTAGCAGCCGTAACATCAGAAGTCGTTACAGGGACGCCGCTTGTTAATGTTAGCCTTCCGTCTGCTTGCCCGTTAGAGAACTTTGCGTCCCTAAGCGAAAAAGCATAATCCATATCTGCGGCGCTATAGACTTCAAGAACAGCGCGAGCTGCGGCGAGTGTGGCCGCGCTAACAACAGGTTCCATAGCTGAAGAGATTGGTGTGTCTGTTGTTCCATCGCTCGCAATTGGATTTCCGCTTGCATCAAACGCAAGATATTTCAAAGCACGCATCGAAGCAGAAGGAAGAAAACCTGTAGGGTCTTCACCAACAGGAACCTTGAAAGACCTACCGATTTGATCGTTTTGATCCTGCTCAATCGCCGTCAGTTTATCAAAGCTGTCTTCGATAACCTTGCCTTGGAAACCCTTCGATGTGCGGTATGGGTCTGTTTGGTCAAGCGCAACTTCACGATAGCGAACCGCTTTATATGCAGAAGAATACGCAGTAGCCGTGATCGCTACATACCCACTCTCTCCGAACGTGAGTGTGTAATCGCTTCCGAGTGTGAGAAGCGTTTGAACGCCAGTCGCAACATCTTCAAGCGCAAAACGAAAATAAGAAGCGTTCAAGACTTTCCAGTCTCCGCTAAACGATGTCGTCGCGCCGTCACAGGCGTTTACGTCAGGTGCGTAGTTATCAGAGATTGCCATTACTTGTCCCCCTTGTTCCGATTGTAGCTTGTGTTTGCCCGTCTTGCAATCTCCGTGATGCGGTCTTCGAGATCATTTATGCGCTTCACCTTCTCTTCAGACGACATACTTTTGTTATCATAAATCTCATCAACTTGCTTCTGAAAACCCTTCATTCCCTTGAATGAACTGGACAGAAAAGAGTATTGAGAAATAACATTACGGTGCTTCTGATCGTATTCCTTTTTCTCAACACCTTCCAGCTTCTTAGATGTGTTTTGCTTCTTCTGAACCTCATCAAAGTTTTCGAAGAAGTATTTTGCAGACTGAGAACGATAGCCAGCAGGACGGCGGACGGCGAATGCTTTAAGCACAGCAATATCAGACGGAGTGAGCGGCTCTTCAGGAACCTTTTCACCATTCCATTCTTTCACTTTCTTTAGGATCATATCACCAGCACCAGTAACGTAATCCGAAGCACCAGCGATCTGACCCCTTAAAGTGTTTTCAATCTTCGCAGGGGAAACGCCAAACTTCTCTCCTAAAAACTTTGCAGTTTCGCTTGTGTATTTACTGGCCTGCATTTCAGGGTCAAGACGTTCCATCCATTCAGGATAAATGTTTCGTCCCGTGAAGAAGTTGTAATTCGACACGTCCTCAATAGCCACCTTCGCTATAGGAGGGATCAAAGAGCTTGCGTCATAAACAGGAGAGAACGAACCACCTAAGCCCATAACAAGATCAAGCCACGCCGCCTTACCTTCTGGCTTGTCTCCCTTATACATCCAAAGCATCATCTTCTCAGGAAGAGAACCAAACAAATACCCGTATGTGAAAGGCTTGGGGTATCTCTTCCATTCGTCGCCAACCTTCACGATCCAAAACATATCGCGCTGCCACTCAGGAACCTCAAGATATTCGCGCCTCTCATCCTCTGGTGCGCCATACAGATAATAACCCGTAATCAAAACGCTTGGCAAAGTGATAGTTGCAACCCCCCAGAACGTAGCCGCCGCTGGATTTGATTTGAATGTGCGAAGAAGTTTATCCGTTCCCTGTATGCCAGCGTTGAAGAACGGAACCCACCTGTTGATGCGTTTTCCTTCGGAGCCGTGACGAGAAAAGTCAAGCGTTGCATCGCGTGATGTCATCGCTGATTGAATGTCAGACTGACCACCTTCTTGCGCCCTGCTGAAAACACCGATGCGCGTTGCCTGCTCCAAAGAGCTTGAAATATCTGCGGCGACATTGATCGGGTTTTTGATGTAGCGCATCAGCTTGCCTTCCGGCCTGAATAGCTCCTGATATGCCTTTTCAAGTCCGTCATCGTTCAGTTCCATGTAAGAGTTGAACGACCCTCCTGAACGCTCCCATTCGTTGTATAGATCGTTTTTGCTCACGACAGCCCAGAGGCCACGGACAAAATCCGTTGGCCTGTATTTCACGCCTGATTGAAGTAGCGCGGTCTGCTGGTCGCGCAGGACGTTTCGCACCCAGAACTCAGGAACGAGTGTCGCGCCGGAGCGAAGCAAGCTCGCCGAGGCTGTGAAGATTTTCTCTATCACGTTCAGCTTCGACGGGTTCATGCTTTCAATAGCGGCAAGGATTGGTTTCGCGACACGATAATACTCTTTCACCCCGTTGCGACGAACAGTTATCGTATTAGGCGGGGCATATTCAGCGGCTCCCCAAACATCCTGCTCAACCTCTTCCTCGCTTCTTTCAAGGGAAGGCTTGATCTGTTTTATGAATGCAAGCTCCTCGTTGTTGTCGATAATTTGCTCGAACGCTTTCTTCGCCTTCGGAGCCAGCTTTTTCAAAAGATCGGGAGCGTTGACATACGCATCAAACATATTCGCAAGGATTTCTCTATCGCTCTTCACATAATCAATGTGCTTCTGGCTCTCAGAAAACGATTGAGTTTCCTCGAAGTTGATCGACTGTCCTTTTTGGATTGTCGCTGTTTGAGAAGATAGGCGTTGCTCTGCCAGCTTGATAAGTTGTTTTTTAATTTCTGGGTCGCCGAGCAATTTGTCTTTCAAGCCAAGCCGGAAGTCGAGCATATGTCCGACCTCATGCGTCAAAACAGCGTCAGACGATCCGAGGCGAAGGCGAACAAGTTTTTCCATAGGAGAGTAGTCGCCGCGAATATATCCGCGCTGCCCCCTCTTATTGAGCGTCTTCTTTTGTTGGAACTCCTCGCCGAAGAGTTTGATCGTTTGCTCTAGCTTTTCACGCAACCGCTTATCGAACGTGACCTTTACCTTGGCTGTTCCCTTTTTAATCATCGGCGTTTCTACGCGCTGGATGTATTCAGGAAGAACGCTTTCAAGATTGGCAATCGACTTCGCGACCTCATTCCGCGCAGACATATCAATTATGCGAGCCGTGTTCTTGATGATCGAATGAAAGACGTTCTTGACCTCTTTATCAGACCCAGCAATTCGCTTGATAATCCTGTTCGCGTTTGTGTCGCTAAACACCGCGCTCGACGAGATTGACCCAGCGAATGTTTCTTCTTCAAGGACGCGCTGGAATGGGACATAGTTTTTGTTCTTTGCCAAAATGCCATCGTAAACCTGTTCCGACATAACGCCGCTATCAACAAGGTTTTTCAGGATGCGCCGCTGAAAGTCGTAAACCTCTTGCGCAAGAACTTCAAAAAAACCAAAGTCATTTTGATATTTCTGTCCGAGGCGAGCGAGGTCTGCAACAGATTTCGCCTTCTGTTCTTCTGTGACTTCGACATCATCTCTTGGGTCTAGGTCTTGAAGGTATCTTTGCGCCATAAGGTAATCAGAAAAGTCTTGCTCTCTGTTTTTCCTTACTGGCTCTGAAGCGATGAACATATTATCAAAATCATCCATCGTTGCCTTCAGAGATTTTCCCGTGATGACGTTGTTACCGTTCGCGTCTTTTGAGAACGTGTTAACCTGAAGGTTCTGCCTGATCTGACCAAGGATGCCGGAATATGTAGAGGAAAGAAGTTTCGTGTCGTTGATCTCAGAGATGTTCATACCGCGCTGGCGAGCCATCTCAGGAAGTTTTTGGATTGGATCAAGTTCGTTAACCCACTCCCTGATGAACTTGTTTGCCGTGCTTTCATCGTCGATGATCTTCGGTGGATCGTTGACTTCGACAGCTGCGATTTGTGATTGCGAAACCTCTCCTTCAAGAAAAAATGGAGATGGATTAACTCCGTCAGCAAGTGCTTCCTGTTCCGTGATCTCAATCGTTGACGTTCCTTGAACGATGTATTGGACGCTCTCATCCTTAATATCGACTGGCTTTGCAACCTCAGCACCGACAGTTGGAACGAAGCCAGAAACGGGCTCCTGCATATTTTCTGCGACGAATTGCTCCTGCTCGTTCGCAGACATCGTATCGACCATCTGCCTAGCTTTTGCGATTTCAACGCCTTTGTTTTTCAGAAGATTGAACGTGATGTCTGCCGATGTTTTTACGCTTCCTGACAGCGCAACAATTCCGGCCTCAGTCAACAGTTGATCCGAGGATGGAGTAAGGCTGTTCAAATAATCGTCAAAAGAATAATCGCCTTTTGTTGCTGCCTGCTTGTCATTTCCCGCAAGCTCCATAGTTGACTGCATGATGCGATTAACTTGTTCTTCTCCAAGCTCTTCAACAACGCCATTCCAACCAGCTGCGGTAAAGACTTTTGACACCTGAGCATTAGGATTGATTTTCTTGTATGCGGCATAAACCGCCTCTCTCACGCTCGACGGCAATTTATTTACTGCTGCAACAAGCGGGGTTTTTAGAACGCCTCTAATCGGGTCTAGGACGTATTTCCCCAACGCCGCGCCCGACATCTCGCTCGCGACTTCAGCAGAAGAATACCCGAACGCAAGAAGAGCTGATTTTGCTGGGCTCTCTTCTCCGCGCGCCAAGATCATTTCGCCTTTATCCGTGATCGCGGCAAAGTCATTTAGCCTGCGCTCTGCGAACTTGGGCGTATAGAGTGTCGGCATTACTGCGGTTCGAGCGACAACATTCGCCGTAAGACCGACGGCCTTTTTCACAACCGCCTTTGTAATAAACTTTTCCGCGCCCTTGATTGCGGCTGTCTGCCCGATCTTGCCTACACCACCAGAAGCCCAGAACTCAACGCCGAACGCAGGAACCTGAGAAAGCCCATAAGATACACCGCCTCCGATTGAAAACCCGCGAAGCGACATCTCGACTTCACGATCTATAAAACCGTTCAGCTTTTCAGTTTCGGCATCCGAAATCGCCTCTCCTGCTTCCATCTTCTTAGCGATGTTGTTCACATCAAAAAGATCGTAAGCCGTCTTCAGACTTCCTGCTGGCAGAACATCTTGTTTGCGCAGATATTTGAAGCCTTCAAAAAAACCAATAGGATTGTTTTTGAAGCCCTCAATCTGTTCTGGTGTGAAGCGAGATTTCGCAATGACTTCCATATCTGAAATGTCTTGCTTTACTGTTTTCGCAACAAACTCTTGGTCTTCACCAGAAGGCGCGTCAAGTCGAATGCCTGCGCTTAGCGCATCATTGTTCTGTTCAGAAACGGTTGGCGGAGCGATGCCCTCGCTTGCAAAAATATCCTTTGCAGACGTTTGAGCGTCCTCACCTACAGCGTCGATATTGATGCCTTCTTTTTTGAAAATATCGACCATTACCGAGCCTTCATGCGCTGGATTACTTGTTGTTCGGAGATGCCATAAATCTTTGCTGTCTCTGCGACATCATCCATCGTGTATCCTTTTGTCTTCAAGAACTCTACATCAGGCTGCTTCATATTATCCAAACGCTTTACGGTTTCAGTTCTGATCCCGCGCTTCACGTTGTCGATAATTTTGTTTGCTTCAATGTCAAGTTGCTGAGGAGTGAAATCCTGACCATGGCTTTTATAGAACAGTTCTCTCGTAGCCGCGCCACGATATTCAGGCGGAAGAGCGGAGAACTTTTGATTGCTATCATAAAAGCCCATAGCTGCGTTTGTAGTGGCCTGCGATGTCTTCTGGGCAGTCAGGGTGCGGAGCTGGCTATTGAGCTTCTTGGCATCGTCTGGCTTCAATTTACCAGCCGCCTGATCTGAAAGGATACGGTCGCGCACGTTTCGGATGCCGACAAGATAATCCTCGCTGCTCGTGTCAGCCATAGCGTTAAGATCATACATTTGATTAACGATGTCAGCCATGTCGTCCGAGTTTGTGAGAGCATCAACATTCTTTTGTGATGTCAGAACACGGCGAGCTTTTGCAGCCGAGGTAGTAGAAATCTTTCCGCTCATTTCCATAGTGTCGATCTGAAGACGCTTAGTATAATAATCACCACCATCAGAGAGAACAAGCTCAGACAACTGATCTTCGTTATTTACTTCTTCTGAAAGCTTTCCGATCTGTTGTCGTTTTATGTTTTTCTTTATGACGTTTTCCATCGTGTCTATCTCATCAGACTTAAATCGAGTCCTGATTTTTTCATCCTCAAGAAGACGGGCAGCTTTTTGCGGGTTACTATCAGAAACGCCTGAAACGAAAGATTTCAGGTAATCGTTTTCGTAGTTCTCAAGCATACCTTCTGTTGTTTCTTGGCCTACGTTCTTCGATCCCCATTCCATCAAGCTCTTCTTCGAGTTTTCAAAGTTCAGGAAAGCAGAGATTTCACCATCATCGCTTCCGCCAAACTTTTGCCCGTCAAGGTTCGCTTGAAGGAAGTTGTTCTTCATGCTCTTGTTAATCGAATTGACTGTGTTCACTCGCGTTTGCTTCAGAGCCCAGCCCTGTTGTGTCGCGTCATTTTGCTGCGCAATCTTACGGGCGTTGTCTTCCCATGTCCGGCGATAAAGCGGAGAGATACCTTCTGCATATTTATCGAACACGGCCTTGCGGTTTTTCTTATATTCTGTCAATCCGCCCATAGGATCGGCCTCGAAGTCAGTTTGATACTGTGACTGCATCGCATTCAAATCAAGCTGCGCTTGCGACAGGCTCTCGTTGATCTTCGCCTCTTGGCTCTGGCGCATGATCTCCTGTCCGATTTCGACACCAGCGTCAAGGAGCGTGTTCGGGTTCTCGGCGACGACCTGAGTTACCTCACGCATATTTACGAGATTGCGTTGTGCCATTTAACACCTACACCGGATTTAAGAATGAAGCAGTTTTTGCTCCCTGAAGTGTTTCATAGAAGCCTGCACCACTTGCAGAACCAGCCTCCCAAACAGAAGCTGCAGCTGGGTTCATTGATGTGGCTCCGCCAAACATCTCATTCAATCCGCCAAGACCCTGAGACATACCCATCCCCATAAACGCAGAGGCGAAGCCGGAAAGAGCTTGCGATCTTCCCTTGTTGATTGCCGATTTTGCCTTGTTGTTATAGTTCGAGCTGATCTGTCCGATGTCAGCAAGTCCAGTAGAGAACGTATCGTCGATAGCCGCCATTGGCGTTCCTTCGAGCGTCAAGCCGGAGTTAAGGAAGGACGTTTGCAGGCGAGCCGCCTTCAGCTTTGTTTCCTTTGCCTTGTTCGCGGCGACGATGTTGCCTTCGGCGATAGCGGCCTTGGCCTCTTTATTCGCGTTGCTCATCGAACTCATTGCGGAAAGAGTCGTCAGACCAAGCATAATAGCTGTTGTTACACCCATAGCCACACCCCATTCATCGCGTCAACGCCATTGATGCGTCAACCATAACGCTTGTGATAATAAACGGCAACGGCTCGCTTTGCACCACATAAAAGAACTTGTCAGTTTCCGTGTCATCGACGTAGGCAACATATTTCGTCCCGTCCATAGGGATAGGAGGAAGGTAGTTGATGTCGCGCTGCGATAGCTCCTGAACGTCTTCCAGCTTATACAGGGACGATCCAAACTTACCGCCTGCCGAAGACACGGTTCTCAGGCCAACGCGAGAGATTGACTTCATCGTCGTTTGCGTGTTGTCGGCGTTGATCTGCAATCCGAGGCAGAACGACTTGATGATCCCCATATAGCGATAACCAACGACAGCCGAGAGAACTTGCGATCCGAGATTGATAGAGCCAGCCGAAACCTCAAACTCATCGAGATAACCACCGTCCGTTACAACTCCAACAGATTTTCCGTTATAAATCGAAAGGCCGGAGATCGTCGAAAACGAAAGATACCAGTCCGTGTATGTGTCAGATGTTGGAGGCTGAAGGACATTGACAGAAACGGTTTTTGCATCGACGTAACCAGTAATCTCAAACCTTCCGCTCTCATATCCTGTCATGGTTTTATAAGAGATGTGCTTGCCTACATCGCCAGCCGAAAACACATTGTTCGTCGCAACAATTTGACCACTCACAGAACTGTATGTGATCGCGTTGCTCTGAAGGTTGGATACCTTCGACGCACAATCAAGATAAACGCAGTCACGAAGTTGCTCGGCGACATAGCGGTTATATGCCTCGTCGTCACGCGCCTTTGCTTCTATCGGATTTTCGACACCATCATAAGAGAAGAAGCTAACGCGCTCTTCAAACTGAACGTGATCCGCCGCCTTCTCAATGTAATAAGCTGAGTTGCGATAGGTCAACGTAAACAACTGCGGGTTCCCTTGGTTGTCTGTAATGACGGCAATATCTTTTATAGTTCCGCTCGTTTTGTGCGAGTGCCAACCAATGATGTTCTCTTTCTGCTTGAAGTTTAGCGAGATAAGCTGACCATCTCCACGGATACAGTAAACAAGATCGTCGCGATCCTTTTTCCAACGTATCTTTCCGATACCGCCTCTTGTGATGTCGTAAGAAACGAAGTTTGCATCTTCACCAAGAAAACTTTCCGTCAGCAAATCATAGCTGAAATAATATGCGTTTCGGCTGTTCTTCCCGACATAAAAAATAAGTCCATCTTTTTTAAACGGAATTGTTTTGTTGCACCCATCAGCCGAAGAAAGATTGGCCTCAATCGTGTCGGACTTGATCGCCTCGCCTGCAGAACCGCCATTGATCGGAATAAGACCATCCGCGCTTCCTGCGATAAGCGAGTTATCTCCGCCATACAACCAAGAGATAGGCTGCGTGATTTCGGCAATCGTGAACTGAAGAGGCGAAGCATCTGTGATCGTTGTCGGGATAACGAAGTTATTGTATTGACCGCTCTCGCTTCCCCAGATCGTAGTTGTCTTTGCTGCGGTTGCTGCAAAATAAAGTCTGCCTTTATAATACAGGCAACAGCTTGGATATTGGCTTGCGCCGAATGGTGCTGTGCCACCCGTGAACGTGTAATCAGCAATCGTGAAGCTGTTTGCCGAAACACGGGTCAATGCCTTCGGTGCAAACGACTGGTGAGTGATGACCATAACGTCCGCATTCTGCGTAAACTGCAACTCACGACATTGGGCGAGCGAGTATGGGGTAGTGACCTCAAGAATAGTGCTGCCACCGTTGAGAACCCATCCGAAGTTTCCGTTACTGTCAAAAGAAAGAAACCTGATCTTCGTGTTATAAAACACAAGCAGATAATTTTGATCGTCCCGAAATCTGAACTCTTGGAAAACGCAGTCTTGAAACGCCTCTCCCAACATCTCCTCAAGTCCCGTGCGAAAAATCGCGTTGCCCTTGAAGTTGGTGAAAAAGTTCTGAATGACATCTGCGCCCGATCTGTAAATGGGAAGATCAAACCTTCCCATCATATCGTGATCTACTTTTCCGCGAGCAAAGTTGTTATAGATTGTTACGAGTTTCATCGTTTACGAGCCCCTCCGACAAAACCGTTAAACCTCGCTTCCTTAAAGCGCGAGTGGCTGATCCTGATTGGCATATTCTCCTGAGCGTTCAATGCACTCAAAGAAGCGAGTTTTTCAGGAAGCATCTTCAGCATTGCGCTTGCCTTTGTCGCATCCTGAGTAATGTCCATCGCGGCATTCGACGCAAGGAAAACAGAAAACGCCATCTTGAACTCAGGCGACATGATCGTCACGTCTGTGATGTCTTTGATGTAGCGAACAGGAAGTCCGGTTTCGTAAAGCTCATCAGTCCAAATACAGCGACCCTCGATAGCGTAATTGTTTTCCTTGTCCATAACTTCGCCGATGCCGAGAACCTTTAAGCAATCGTTTGGATATTCGTAAGCGTATTGATAACCAAGGTCTGCGCCGAAAGGTGCTGCCATGATTTTACGCGACACGATTTTGCGAGCGAGAGCAAAGTTCGGCATCGTCATTTTCAGAAATGTTTGGCGGGAAATGTCATACCAAAGTGCGAATGTAATTTCTTTATCATTCGTCGGGGTTTGTATGTTGGAAATTGTTCCATAGTTTCCGAGGTGTCCCAATGCCATGTTGCACAAATCAGCGTCAGAATTAATCGCCATAGCGAACCTCGTTTATCAAGAAGACGTAAAGGAGAGGGTTTTTACACCCTCTCCCAAACACGTTTTAGGCTGTGGTAGCTTCGTCAATGTCGATGAACAAGTTCAGCAACAGAGGGCCAGTAGCCGTGTTTTTAGCCGTCTCAAGCAAGACGAGATAAACACCACCAGCAGGGGCCTGATCCGCACCCTTACCAAGCAACTGCCCGATGTTTTTCGAGCGGTCAAGCGCAGAGTTGAAGCCAGTCAGAAGGTCAGGATAGGTGACAGCCGAGGCAAGCGTGATGCCGTCCCACAGGATGTCCTTATCAAGCTCGACAAACGTGCCTGCTGTGTTTTTGTACCAGAACCCAAGGTCATTATCGATAGCGCCAGTAAGTGCAGGAGTACCCTGACCACCAGTGCGGATTGAGGCGATACGGTCGCCAAACGATAGTGGGCCAGCAAGAACCAACTTGTCGCCATCAGCTGAATTAGCAGCCGTGATTGACGCTTGATACTCTACTGTTCGCGTGTATTTTCCGCTTTCAAAGCGAGGATTTGCATCGTTCGCAGTAAGCAGAGCGTTTACTTTATCAGCCATGTTTTTTCTCCTTCATAGCAGTTAATAGTAGCGGCCTGAGCCGCTACCGTTACATCGTTGTGGTGACAAGCTGAACCTTAACGCCTTCAGTTCGCATACCGTTGATCCAAAGATCAATCGTGATGTCGAAAGAGTTCACCTTCGTGCTGGACTTTTCAACGCCTACATCTCCAATTTCCATCGCCATCGCGACACTTTCAGGAGCGAGCACAACGCAAGAGCGCGTGGTCGAGCCTTCAGGCAGGATCGGGTTTTGGACTTGGATGCCGCCGTTTTCAGAGCCAGCAAACAGAACGATTGGGTAAGCCCCAGCCTTCTTCATCACGCCTTCTTCAACGGGCTGACCGCTGATGAAGCGCGAGTTGATGAACTTATCTTCGCCCATCAGAGAGGTGTTTTCCTTACCCGTGATGCAGATCGTCGAGCGCAGGGCAGTCATCATATCAACGTCGTTGTTGATGAAGTTCTGCGTGATCTTCTGAACCGTCGTGTAAACAAAACCAGCCGTGCCGTCGATCGTAAGAACGCCGTCAGTAGCCGCCGAGATCGAAGAAGGAGCCGCATCAGGAGCACCAACGAGAACTGCACCAGAGGCAACGGCAATCGCGATGCGGTCGATAACGCGCTCTTTGGCGTTGTTCAACTGCGTCAAGATGTCCGATGTCGGGTCTTTCAGCAATTCGTTGATGTCGTATTTCGCGTCGATGGTGACAGTTCGCGTGAAACGCTTCTTCGAGAACTGACGGTTATCAAGCGCGTAATCGCCGTAGGCCTTGTCAGGGTTTCGTGTAGCAACTTCGGCGAGTTCGATCTTACCGATGCGAGCCATGTTGCTTGTTTTTCCCTTCGACGGAAGCCACTTGATTGCTCCGGTGGCTACGAGTTGGGACTTTGTTTGCTGAGCCAGTTCGTAAAAGCTGTCCATGAAGTTCAGTTTTGCGCCCTGATCGATGCTCGGACTATATGTGTTGGAAGGCATGTTCCAATCTCCTTGCTAAATGTTGATGTGCGATTATTTTTTTCCGAAAGGTGTCCGATAATTCGGGCTTTCTACCATTTTCGGCTGGTCGCCATCATGGGTCGCAGGACGCGAGTATCCGCGCAGGAGTATGCCACAAATTAACTATTGTGCAAGTAATAAAAAAAGGGCGACCCGAAAGCCGCCCTTTCTCTCCCCAACCAACCATCAGGAACTATGAAGCACCATAAATCTTTGCGTAGAGATCGTCAAACCCTGTATTCGCAGAGAACGAAATGTTCTTTTGTTTCGCCATCTTACGAAGGTCGTCGATGGTCATATTCGACTTTGGGGTCGAGGCTACATCCATCTTTTTTTGCTCCTGTTCAAGCACCTCGTCGTTCGTCAACTTGATCGTTGGATCGCGGCGAGAAGCTCCGGCAACCGAAAGAGCTGGAAGCGAGGCGTAATTGAACCCCTCTTGATCCTTTTCTTTCATGAGACTGGTTCCGTGGAAGGCATCGGAATAAGCGGCATAAGCTGCGACACGAAGCTCGCGCAACGAAACGCCAGAAGCCTCTTGTGGGAGCGGGATCGTCCGAAGGTCTTTGAACGTGGCAAGGTCTTGGATTTCAGCTGCGTCCATGTCCTTGATGTTTTTACCGATGAACGAAAAATCAGCTTCGACTTCTTCGATGCTGTCCGTGAAGGTCTGGCGCATATCTTCAATACGCTCAGGATACAGGCGTTCACCTTCGGCATTTTTTGCGGCCTTGATCCAGCGCATCGCATAGCGACTTTGCATATGATAGATCGCGATGTCGTGATCGACAACTGGAACAAGTCCAGTCACGTTCTCGAAGTCGATGGCTTCGCGCTTTGCGTTGCGATAAGAGCCGGAGATTGTAAGTTTCAGAGCTTTCATGGTTCAGTTTCCTTTACTTTTGATTGTAGGTTGAGTTCAGTTTGTCGATCAAGGCTTGCTTCTCAGAAGCCGTGTGAGGCCGAGCGTCGATCTTCCTGATCTGGGCTCGCAAGTCTTTTCGTTGATCGTCAACGCTCGACGAAACCTTTCCTTGTCCGCCTTCACCCTGCGCACCGCTTTCCGTGATGCCGTGTTCTCGAAGGATTTGAGCGATACGGTTCTCGTATCCTTCTACGATCTTATTCACGGTTTTATCAACCGCAATACGCTGATCGTTCGGGAGATCATCGAAAACCTTTTTGCTTGCATCATCCGGCGCGTTCTGTTTCAGGACAGCTTCGACACGCCCCAAAGTCTCCTTGAACTTATCTCCGAACGCTTCCTGAGAGAGCTTGATATAACCCTCTTCGGATGTTGCCTGCGCTCCCTGATCTTCCTGCATCTTCATGATGACTGGATGAAGCTGGCTCAGGATTTGATTGCCCTGATGCTCGTTGATGCCAGCCTTCATGAAAACGTCAGCGACAGCGATTGAGACAGGATCGTCGGGCTTGTTGAACTTGTATGCCGATCTGTCCTGCGGCGCGAGCTTGGCGTGGTGCTCGGCGATTTCCTCCGGCGTTGCCTTCGTGTAATCAATCGCGGTCAAGACCTTCTTTCCGATGAGCTGGTCTTGGTTGTCGATGAGCTTGAAGGCATCATCAACGCTCTTTACCTTCCCTGCCCAACCGCGCTCCCTATATGCTTCAGGAACGACGAAATCAGGGGTCTGGGTTGATTGTTGCTGCCCTGCGCCTGTCTGCACACTCTGGCTGCTTTGACCCTCTCCTGAGCCTTGCTGTGCGCCGCCTGCGCCCGTTGATCCCGTATCCGCACCAGCGGGGGAACCACCTTGGTTCTCTTCAGGCATTGTTCTTCCTTTCCATTAAGTTTCGATTTCACGCCGAAGGTCGTCGTCGAGGTGAGGCCGGACGAGCGACAAGTAGAAATCGCGCAAGGCCGCATCTCTAACCAAGGCCATGCCGTCACGGTTCGGCTTCACCGTGAAAACACCGAATGCCTTGATAAACGTCTTCAAGACAAGCTGACCGTTTGGCGTTGCAGCCACACCGTTCAAAGCCTTCTTGTATTCAGCCATGCGCTCTTTGGCGATAATCTCGCTCTGCTCGCGCTCGGCCTGCTGTGACAGGAGTTTTTCAGCCGTTGTCGTCGGCTTTTTCTTAACGTCCGGTTCCGACATTCTTTGCCTCCTCGTTGTCTTTCTTGGCCTTCGCCATATTCGCCGATGTCTTCGAGCTGCTCTCGCCAGCCTGCAACGCCAACATCTGCGCCTGACGCTCAGCGGCCTCAGCAATCTTTTGCTTGAACTCGTCTTCCGAGAAAAGGATTTGGTTGTTCACGTCGAGATTGTCGTTGATGTCCTTCAAAAGTTTATACCAGTTTACGGCCTCAACAATCGAAGGATACAGAGCGGCAATCGCCGTAATCGCCTGAATGATTTGGATGAGGTTCTGCACGGCCTCTGTGCGAACGAGCTTTTCTAGTTCGTTGTTCCAGCGGATTTCATACCAAGGGCGACCGCTCTTGATAACTTGAAGCACAGCATCAGGGATAACGCGCCGTTCCTGACCAACTTCACGAAGAGCCTTCACGCGCTTCAGATCAATCGGGTCAACGCCAAGCTCTCCAATCGACATAAGAAGCGAAACAGAACGCTTCGTCATAGGGATCAAGCACTCGTTCTTTTGCTGCAAAAGCATACCAGCGAGCGACTTGCCACGGATCGCGTAACGCTGAAGGCTCTCTGTCGCCGTCATTTCCTTCGCCGAAGAAAAGTCGAGCAACGCATCGACCTTGAAGCCTGTCGTTACCTTCTCGTTCAAATATGGCACGATGAATTGAAGGATAGCAGAAGGATCGCCAACATCATAAAGCGGGAACGCAGGCGTGTTCGAGTTTCCAGCCATCGTTTGATTGAAGACCGTTAGGCCGTTCGGTGAACTGTCGAGAACGCTGTCACCAAAGATTGAGTTGCTGAAAATGCCGAGAGAAGGGTTAGCCATCTTCTCGACGATTTCGATTGCTGTCCCGACGATAAAGTTCACGCTCTTGATCGTGCTGCTCAGCAACGTGCCGGACGCTCTGCCATAAACCTCACCGCGAACCTTAATGGCGCGAGCAACGGCGATAGGACGATCAAGGAAATCTTCCTCAAAGAACGTCTTATTGTCACGCGCATCGTCCATAAACCAAACGCCCTTGTATCGTGCGCCGCGCTTCCCCTTCAACTTCGGATCATAATCATCTCGCGGGAAAAACCCGAAGACGATTGTGAAGTTGTCGTTAAAGCTGCCGTTCTTGTAGGCATCCTTCATGACGCTGGGGAGCTTCGCGAGCTTCTTTTCGTCAACATCACCGTTGCTCATACAGAACTCGCCGACGATGCGGTTAACCTTCCAGTTGTATGTGACGAATACGATGTCGCATTGTCCGCCCTTGCCTTCGTCGATCATCAGGTTGTCAACGCCGTAGTTACTGAAGATCAAGGCATTATCCGCAACGCCATTCATGAACGATTTATTCAGGAACGTGCCAACGCCAGAAGTCCCGAACCCTTGCTGATCGTATGCGTAAGGCTTCAGAGATGTCGAGAGCCCAGCGTCAGCGTGGTTCATATGATAAAGCGTTTGGTCTGTCGCGTAATCGTAGAAGTCCGCAACAGCTTCAGCGTCGATCAATTCCGTGACGTATCGTGACGGCTTCAGGTCGAACACGCCTTCACCAGTTCCCCACATGATACCCATGACATAATCGCCAGCCTGATTGACGCACAGCGCGGCAGTCGGATCATCGACAAACGTGTCAAGATCGGTTCCTTTTCTGCCGCTCTGCCCCCTGTTGTTGACGTAATTCGTGTCAACCGTGATTCCAACGAAGCGAGAGATGTCGATCCATGTTGATCTGTTGCGCTCCCATTCCGTCTTGCATGACGTATAGAGTTCGTAGGTATTATCAAAGTGTGATTTCATGGCTCGACTTCCCTTAGTGTTTTAGTTACCGAGAAGCGTGTTGCGGCGTTTAACTTGCTCAGGGTCAAGCTCTGCGCCAGTAACGCCGCCGCCTGTCTCGTAAAGAGCCGAGCGGCCTGTGTTGGCCTTTCTCTTTTCGGCTTCGGTTTCCGTTGCGGCTGCTGTTGAAACCTTTGGCGTGTCGCCACCGCCGAACATTTGACTGATAAACTTCATTTTCTATTCTCCCATTCTTCCGAGGATGACACCGACTTGTTTGAAGCCCCTTCTCTTGAAGAGAAGTTCTGTTGCGCGTTGGATCAACTCGCGATCATTTTCAAAATAAGCGCAAATGGACAACTGCGAATATCCATTCCCGTTCAGTTCGATCAACTCTACAACCTTATCAGCGAGAGCCGCCCCAACTCCTGTATTCCGAAAATCAGGATGAACGTAAAACGTCACCATTTCAAGCCTTGGTTTATCTGTCAGCATATCGTCGGCGACAACGGCGGAATACCCAGCCGGAACCCCATCGACGTGCGCCAGAAGCAAGGACGTGCCAACGATTGTGAACTTGGAAACGAAGTCTTTGCACTTGTCCTGATTGAAGCCCAATGAGCGATAAAGAAGGCACTCGTCCGTGAACACGCGAGAAAGCTCCACGACCTGATTGATCGCCTGAGTGTCTTCGCTTCCTACTGTCGAGATTTTAACGTCCATGAGAACCCCTTTGCGCCGCGCAGCTTAACACCATTTACAACTTACGTCGAGAACCTTCAGTCTTCCGTTTGTATTGCTTCGCAGTCGTGCCGGAGATCGTATTGGCAGACCCGCTCATATGGAAGGCTGCGCCCACAATCGCCATCATCAAACTGTCAGCGTCATCGGGCGAATAACCAAGGTCTTTTTTCATATCAACTTTTGGTTGGATCATTCGAATACCGTTCGAACGATATTTCATCTTGATCTTTTCGAGCTGTTTTACGACCTCTGCGTCCTTACGATTGATGATCAGAAACCCTTGATCGAACCACTCGCGAACCGTGTAGTATCCCTGCGCTCGCCAGTTGCCGTAGTGATCCTTTTCAATCCCGTCAGTCGATCCACCATCAAACGGAATTATCTTCATGCCGATTTCGATCAACCGATCATAGACAGGCTTGCCCATGCCTCCGATGTCAAGGATCGTAACATCAGGCTTCAGCTCGCCGATAAGCGCGACGATGCGCCCAACTGAAACCATCGTATCGGGCTCATCCCACGGAATGCGCTCAGTCAGTTTCCAATGCTGGTTTGTAAGACGGTCAAGGACAGTCGCAACGCATTGATCGTTTCCCTGCGCCGCGAAGTCAATCGCAAGAACGCGCTGCCTCCCGTATCTCTCGCCATACGCAACAAGATCGTAGGAGGCGTGGATTTTATCAAGGTTGAAAAGATAGTCATCCGCCTGTTGCAGCGGCATACCCATCCAAATGTGATTATAGTCGCGCTCGCTCTTCTCCTTCATTGCCTGAGCTTGAACCTTCAGCGACAACGGGCAGAACTGGTTTTCGTGATAGTTGATCTTGATGTGCAGGCAGTCATCGTTCCCGATGCAGTATTCCGGCACAGCGTCATCGCGCATATATCGGTTCATCGTGAAAAACACGCGAGCCCCGACTTTACGCATCGTCGGCATGATAATATCAAGCGTTGGCTTCGCGATCGACTGAGCTTCGTCAATCCACAATATGTCAACGCCTTCAAGACCCTTTACGCTGACGTTTCCCTGCTCGCGGAAACCCTTAAAGCGAAACTCTGTCCCGCTCCACTTATGCACGATCTTGTGTTTGAAAAGGTCATATGAAAGCGAATACTGCTCGATCAAATCCTTCAAGAGCGTATATACGCTTTCTTCGATATTGGCTTGGATTTCACGACCGCAGACAATACGCAGTTTGCGTTTCTCGCCGAGGAAAAGAAGGAACCGAGCTACCGAGTGAGATTTCGCAGAACCGCGCCCACCTTCCAACAAGAAAAGCGTGAACTCGTTGAACCTCGTTATCATCGGAATAAGCTTTTCCGGCATCTGCAAGATCGCCGGAAGTGTCAGGCTGAAGGGCGGCGTTAGGCACGAAGTGGATTTTAAATCAACACAAGCCGTCACTTCGGCCCCGCAAGAATGAGGTTGTAAGTCTTCCACATCACCCGATTGACTAGGCTGAGACGCTCAGGCTGTACGTTAAACCCTGCATTCCGGTCGTCCACAAGCCGTGTCAGAACGATACGGGCGCAGTCTTTGAAGCCCTCTGTGCTATCCGAGAAACACGCCTCTACCGTGTCGTTGATGGCTTTGGTTTGTTTCATGCCCAAACTCCACATAGTTGTGCGATGTTGTCAGCGTCATCTGTTGCAAAAGACACGGGAGATCCTATGGTTATCTCAATCGGCGTGTTGAATAATAGTGTTGTGTACCACGTACCAACCAAACCGTAAGCTGGTTGTGCAGGGATGACGTTGCCTTCTTCGTCCGTTGTCTCAGGCACAGCGGCGCGGCCTTCTTGTGGCTCAAGCCAAAGCTTGTAGTCATCCACAAAGTCCAACAGCGCGGCCTTGTCAGTTGATTTTAGGTGTATGACGTGTGCTGTCATTGCTTGGCCTCCTTGCGTGCTGCTTTACGTGCGGCTTTCTTTGCGGCCTTAGCTGCTAGTTTATCGGCCTCTTGCGCGATGGCTTTGTTTATTTTGGTCTTTGTGGACAGCTTGCCTTTGCCGACGGTCTTGATCTTGGCGGTCTTGACTTGGCAGTGCCATAGCCCGTTGTCTCCTTCGTAAATCCGGCAGTTTTTAAAGTTGCTCGCAAGCCCTAGCATCTCGGCTTGCGTTCCCTCAAAGTAGTTATCTACCTTTGCCATTATGTGGCCTCGCGGATTTGCTTGATGTTGTATTGTGTCAGCGCAGCGTTAACCGCCGTGAGCGTGTACAGGCCACCGCCTAGGTCAGTCAGTGCAGACTTGGCGACCGTTGTAACCGTATCGTCGGCATGCACGATATCCAGCGATGTGACAGCCGCAGGAATGGGGATTGTGAGTTCGTCGGCTGCGCGTGTTACGGCTGCGGTGGTTGTTGGGATATAGGATATAGAGGTGGAGTCTACGCCAACTACTGCCATCATGCCCCATTGTAGGATAGAGCTATTAGTCCCAAGATAA